CGGAAATAGACCGTTGCGAAGCCTGAGAAAGAGAAGTTGCCCCGGCCGTCGTCGGAATCTGCCGTCGCATTGTTCGACGGGTCGAAGTCGTGGAAGATACCCATACATATATCCCCGACCGCTACGGCGCCGATCTCGCCCTCTTCGAGTTTGAGCGTTACGAGCTTCTGATCCTTGTCCACACTCTCGATCACCCCGGCGCCCGGAGCGCTCCAGTCATCCCCGACGCTGATGCCCACACGGTTGTACCGAAGCTCCGGAACCTCCAGAAAACGACGGATGAAGAGGCTCTCCAGCTCGCCGGCGCCTCGTCCGTCGATCTGTGCACCGAAGCCGGTGATGCCGCTGGCGAAGTCGCTTGTCCGGAATCCCTCGTCGAGTTGCTGCCGCTTAAGGAATCGGGTGATTCCTTCGACCGTACCTCCCCGGCGCTTGTTCAGAAATTCCCGTTCGCTCTTACGCGACGAATAGAGCGTCGTGTCGCTCGCCGGTGTTTCCTCCCACGATTTAATGATGTCAGGAAATTCCGATGAAACCTGCCGGGTTATCTGCGTCACTTCTGAAATCTGATTTTCGATGCGGGAAATACGGCCTGTGGAGAGGACATCGCTCATTTTAAGAGTCATGCTTCCGGGCTGAACGACGGAGCGACTGATCGCGACGATACGGATATCGCGATATCCGGTATCGGGAAAAAACTTGTCGCTTCCGAGCCGAATCCGTTGCCCTGGCTTCAAATCGAGGTTTCTTTTATCGACAACCGTAAAATCCGTCGATGCCTGGAACACGGATATATCTTTACGGCTGTCGGCCATAAAGGTATCTACCGCAGTTTTGAATTCCTGTTCGGCCGCAGGATAATAACTGTCCGGCATACTGATATTCCAGAGCACGTATTCGTTCCCGGGAGCCGGGACCAACGGTTCCGACGGCAACTGCATATCGTTGTCGTAGGGCCATTGGGTGATGATCTCGAATTCCTTCTTTTCCGAGTCGTAATTCACTTCGAACTCCCGTCCGCGAAGCTCTCCGGTCTGAAAGGTCACCCGTTTGACGAGGCCGCCTATTTCGTATTGATTGGGATCGAACGGAATGTCGGGATCGGTGAAATACCAGACCGTAAACGGCGAGCCGTCATCGCTTGTGCGCTCTTCGGACCGTACGGAACCGACCGTACCGATCCGGCGCGGATATATCGCATCGAACGCTTCCTGCTCGAAATATTCGATGATACCGAGGTGGGTATCCTGTTCGACGTACTTCGCCCCGTCGGGCAGTTGCAGCCGGGCATATCCGTACCGATCCGGATCGATGTTGCGGGAGGAGCCTACCGGGAAGAGCCGAGTGAAAAATTTCACGCCATCGGCCATGCTCCGTTCGATTCCTCCGGTCAATCCGTTGCCGTAAGACAACGGGACAGGCTCGCCGAACTCACAGCGGGATATGTTGAGCGTCATCCCGTCGAACCACCACTCCGTCCCGGCGGCAGACGACAGTTCCGAAAGAGCATCGGAGGCGTACTTTCCCGTATATTCGATATCGATGTACTCCGATACGACCACTTCTCCGACTTTCCATTCGGTCGTCCCCATTTTGCGGTTCATGTTAGCGATAATCAGCGCCGCATGTTCGCGTGCCGGTGCCGTGAGTGTCAGAATCGGATTGTCGTCATCATCCGGATTGACCATCAGGACCTGCGTGGTGAGTCCTTCGACCCCCGACAGTTGCACCGAGTAGCTCCATTCGCTGTCGCAGTTCATCTTCGGCTGATAACGTTCGAGAATCCAATAACGCCGTCCGAGGAAGTCCGCATAATCGTAAACTTCGAGCGTGACGCATTCGAAGGCCGTGAAGGAGAGCGAGAGGACACTCTCCTCCTGTATGCCGCAGGTTGCAGCACTGTTACTATCGGGAGAGGCCGTCAGCTTCAGATTCCCTTCTTTCGAATATATTTTGAGTTCCATTTTTTGAAGATTTGAACGTGACCTTTAGATCGACGCAGCGAGTTCGAATGTCGGCTTCGGCTCCCGGAATTTCACCGAGAAGGTCGCTGCGACCTCTCCCTTTCCGAATGGCGCCAGTTGTGAATAATCCGAAAATCCGGTCATATAAACCCGGAATTTCAGCCCTACGTCCGTCAGATGGAGCGCCAGCCACCCGTCGTCGCCCTCCTTGAGAAATTTCACGAACGAGGCGTAGCGCGTGAAGAACGAAACATCGTTCGAGGCGACGATGGCGAATCGCAGCGTGATATCGCGGGCTTCATAAGTCTGCGTCAGTATATCGGGCATACGGACACCGTCCTCCTCCTGAATGGAAACCTCCGCCTGCTGCTTGAGAGCCGGAGGTGCAAGCAGCGAATCGTAGTTGTCGTGTCTGTCTTCAGCGGTTTCCGCGAGGAAAGCCCCGAAACGGGCATATACATCCGTTTGGTTGATCAGCAACAGTCCTTCGAGTATTTCAGCCATAATCAGATCGCTTTTAATCCGTCGCGTTTTATGGTTTGCAACAGTTCATAGATTTGGGGTATCGGTTCGGTATTTTCCCGGATGGCATTCATCGCTTCGAGTGACCCTTTGAGAACCGGGACAATACCTTCGATGTTTTCGTCGATCTTCGCGGAATGGATCTGTACCGATGTGACCAGTCCTTCGACGCGGGAGAACGAATCCTGCGTTACGGTCTGAATGGCTCCTGCCTTACCGCTCTGCTGCGAAGTGCCGGCTTCCTCGTCGATTGAAAGTCCGTTCTCTTCTGCAATGCGGCGGAACTCTTCCCACAGACGATTGAAATCGTCCTGTTGCTCCATGGCATCCGAAACCAGCGATTTCATCGTTTCGCTCCATTGAGCGAACCGCTCTTCGTCGGAAAGGTCGCTCTGCATGACCTCTTCGATGCGTTTTTGGGCATCTTCGAATACCTTACCGAGCGTACTCGAATAGATCATATCCTTGGCCAGCGAGCGCAGGGCCTGCCCGACGCTGTCGGCAAAAGTATCCGCCGCATCGGTGCCGTTTTCGAAAGCATCCACCAAAGCATCGGTAAGCGTACGGCCCAGATCGCCGAAAATATCCTGCAAATAATCCCGGACCGCAGTCAATGCCTCTTCGTAGGTTTCCCAGTCGTCCACCATTTCGCGGAGCATCTCCTGATTCTCCCGTGCCAGGTGCTGGAAAGTTTCTCCGCCCTCTTCGACGAATTGCCGGAGCGCGTCCATATCGACTTCGCCATCCGTGAATAATTCGGGAAGCAGCGAACCGAGGGACTGATATTTTGCCGAGCGGAACCAGGTCGAGTGACGTGTCTGAACCTGCATGTTGGCGATCGAATCGGCAATGTTCTCCCAAGTTTTTTCATACCTGAACAGCCCCGAAAGTCCCGTGCCGGCTCCGCCTCGCCACTCTCCCGGCAACTGATATTTTTCTTCCCCGCGCGAGAGGATTCTCTCCCGGACTTTCTCCAGCTCTTCAAGCGAGGTGCGCACTACATCGATATTTTGCTTGTAACGGTCGTACACCCGATCCCCGAAGATATTGTCGAATTCATCGGAGTCGATACGGCTGCGCTCTTTCATGATCCGAAGTTCTTCGTTGAACTCGCGGGCCAGACGAAGGTTGCGCTCCATCGAAGTTTCACCGCCCTCGAACAAATTGACAATAGTGGTCAGCGCACCGATACCGGCAGATATGCCTCCGAGAATTCCGGAGGCCATGCCGAGCGTGTTCGATGCGGCTTGAGCTTTCCGGTATGCCTGAACGGCATTGATGATTTGCAGGGTAGAGCCGGCGATATCTCCTGCGGTGGCGATGATGGTTCCTCCGGCTCCCCCGACGGCATCGCCGACCTCATTGAAAGTGCCGATAACGTCGGTCAATACGCGGTGAAGCTCCGTCCAGGAAGTCGTATCGGTAGTTTCCTGTTCCGTTTGGTTCTGTTTTTTCGCCAGTTGCTGTTCGGCCTTGCGGAGTTTGGCCCGCGCAACGGCGATGGCATTACCATCATCCGGCGTCTCGCTTTGCAGGTTCTCCAGCTCTTCCTGAGCTTCGATCACCAGGCTTTCCAGCTTTTTGACCGAGGCAGTGACGACCCGGTCGGCCCAGGCTTCGAATTCCGGGAACTGGCTTGCAAATTGTTCCGTGAAGTCGTCGAGCGCTTTTTGTTTGGCTTCCCGAGCGAGTTGCTGGGCCTCCGGATTTGAGGCAAGAGCGGCAATATCCTGATCGTATTTCCGGGCGATTCGCAGACGCCCCTGCTGGTAGGTTTCGTACTTCTCCAGCAACTTGGCGTATGAAGCCTCCTCTTTCTTATCGACATCCGCAAGCTCTCTGTCCCGAATTTCCGCAGCTTGGGCTATTGCAGCGGCCGTGCCGGCCATAAAGGTTTTCTCCGCATTCGAATCGATATCGGCCCCCGACTCCCGGAGTTTGCGAATCAGCGCGAGCGTCTGTTGTTCCTGCCGCTCATATTCCTGACGGTTTTTCTCGTAATTGAGGCGGATCGCTTCCCGTTCCCGGTCGAATTCGTTTTCAATCAACTCGGCCCGCTGGTCGTCGAGGCTCTGCTGTTGGCGACGTACGGCCGCCTTATACTGTTCTGTGAGTTGGTCGATGGAAGTCGGTTCGGGATCGGTCGTCGTGCCGGACGGGTTTTCCAGCAACTGGGCCTGCTCCGCCACGGCAGCCAATTTCGTCCGCTGCTCTGCGAGGAATTGCAGAAATGCCCCGAGGTTGCCATCGAATTTCTCCTCTATCTCATCGATAATCTCTTCTCCTCCTTTGTTCTTCCTGATCTCTTCAAAAATCCTTTCCTGCCAGTAAGAAACACTTTCTTCTGCATCTGACAGAATGTCTTTCGCCTGTAAGAGATCTTTGCGTGTTTGGGGATCATAGCCTGGTTGACGCCATGATTTCGCATAGTAGGTTTTCCGTTTTTCAGCAACATCCTTTTGGGCCTCGAGGTATTTGTCATTAGCCTTTAGGAATTGTTCGATATCCGGTATGTTATTGAAGAACAGCTCTTGCTGTTCGATATCCACCAGGCTCTTGAAAGCCGCCTGTGCTTTGGCGTATTTGTAAATGTTTTTGATCAGCTCCTTGTAAGTGTCATTCGCTTGTCCGAGCATGATTTGCTCGTCGGAAAGATTCTTGAAATAACCCGAAAACTCCTCTTTGAGTTTGCGCACGGCTTCCCGGCGATCGTCTGTGGCGCGGGCGTTATCCGTCGCGGCCCGGTAGAGAAGATTCAATTTTACGACCTCCTGCTGAGCGTTCCGGGCCCCTTCAAGCATCGTATTCTGAAAACGTTCAGTCGCCATGCGAGCGGTGTCGAGCGCCTTCTTTCCCCGAAACAGATTCGTCACCCAGTTTCCGATCTCCTTGCCGTACGCAACTGCCAAAGTAATACCCACAGTCAATAAAGTCTGAAAAGAGCCTACGGAGGAAAGTATTTGTCGCCATACAGGAATTGTTTTTTCACCACTGGCAGCCAATAACTGATTTTCGGCCCTGGTACGAGCTATTGCATCCCAAAGAATAGGATAATTATTCGAAACTGCCAGAAAATACAACTGTAATCCCATTGCCAGCGACGGTGATTCACGAATTATTTGCTGAATAGCCATATGTAGGCTATTATAGCTCCTTACGGCTGCCGGAGCGCTTGCAGGAACCAGATCGGTGCGTTTGGTCGCGGCTTGCAAAGCCTGGAGCTGCCGCTGCAATGCTTCTATCTGGCGGATGTTTTCCGTCTGATCCATTTCCGGCGTCTGGGCTATGACTTTCTGAAGTCGCACAATTTCATCCTTCAAAGCCTGAATACGGCCTCGCGCCTGCGCGGCATCCTTGTCCACGGCATCAATCCCGCCGGAAACTCCGGAGAGTCCCTGGCGGGTATTGTTCTTTACGAGGAATTCTATCTCGACGGGTTTCATTGCAAGTTGAGTTTCGATTGAAAGAGTTGTGCGGTATCGGTTTTTCCCGTTGCACTCCCGGCTTCCGTACATTCGGCCGGGACGCTTCGATAATGCGGGGCATCGGCCAGCATCATGGCCAGTGTCTGGAAATTGACCTTCCACAGAATGTAATGCACCGACCATCCTGTTGCGGAGGCAATTTGCCAAACGATTCCGAAGGGGCTATGGGAACTCTCGTAAACGGTTCTTAACTCCCCTTTCCTGCTCTTTTGGGGCGGCTCGCTTCGTACCGGAAGGGATTGATACTCTCGGCCGATTCGATAATACTCGTAAAATCCCGCGTGCCCCGCATTCTGCGGAACCAGCGCTGGGCTTCGATCCGGTACTCGGAGGGTACCTTCCACCGGATCAACCAGGCCACCACGGGGGCCAGCAGGAGTCCGGACAGATAGCCGCGACATATCGTCAGCGCAAGGATCAGCGAAAGGCGTTTGGCATGCCGGTCGAAAAAGGCACGCTCCTCGTCTTCGGAGAAAGCATCCCATTCCCGGGCCGTGATTCCCAGCTTCAGGTAGTGGCGTACGATGCGCATCTGCCCTCCCAGGCAGGGGCGCCGCATCGTTACGCGCAGCACCCGCTCCCGGCCTCCGGGCAGGCGGAATCGGAGAAGAGGCAGCAGAATCCCCACATCGAGCAGAGCTTCCGCTGCCTCCAGTTCTACATTGCGTTTCATGGCTTAGGCATTGGGCTGCGAAAGCGATACGGTAGCTTTTGTTTCAGGATCGGACTCCAGGATGAATTCCAGTTGTCCGGAGCGGGGCGATTCCGTGGAATTGGCTTCGGCGATCACCGTGACGCGTCCGTTTATGACTTCCACCGAGAAGCCTTCGGGCACAGCACCTACCGAGAACGGACCCGATGCTTCGATATCGACCGGGAGGCTGCCGCCTGCCTGTTCGAAGGTCAGCGACGTCGGGTCGGCCTCGATGAAGGGCTCCGTCGGCAGAATCGAACCGGGCGAAGAGCCGTCCAGCGGGGCCAGGACCTTCAGTCCGAATTCGATGCCGAGGACGTTTTCGCCGCCCAAGCCGCCGCGAATCTTCGAGGCACGCAACGAAACGCGCTTGAGTTTGACGGTCTTACCCGTACCGGTCAGAATGCGCATATCTCCTTCGACACGCATCGAGCTGGCGGGCATTTGCCACTCCTCACCCGCGACTTTGCCGCCCATCAGATCGACGCAGTTCTGGGGAACCATTTCGATCATCTTTCCGGTAATCTCATTCGTCGCGGCTCGCGTTTCGATATCCAGCACGGGACTGGTCCGAATCTGTGCGGCCCAGAGTTCGACGGTCTGGGCGTCTTCACCGCCCCAGTCAAGGCCCTCTTCCGAAATGTTCCCCATGCGTCTGCCGTTGAAATAGACAGCGTCGAGCAGCATCAGATAGCCGTCGTTAGTTTGAATTACAGATCGTTTAGACATAATTAAATTGTTTTGAAAAGTTTTGCAAATAAGTTTGTTTTATGAGCCCACCAGCCGCCGAGACATCCGATAACGATTCCGAAAAGCATCCACCTTCCCCGATAGGCCGGGGACCGCGTTTGTTGTATTGCTGTTTCCGAAGATTGATGCCTGGAGACTTCGAGGAGTCGGTCGTATGCTTCCCGGGTTTCTGCCAGACTCTCCTTCAGAGAATCTGCATATCGGTCCTGCCGGGCCGAGGTCGCTTTGTAATATTCGACTCGTCGGGCAAGCGAATCGCTGCGTGCTGAAATGCGGATGGTATCCCCGTCACGCCGGGCTTCGAGCGTCAGCCGACCGTCACGGGCAACATAGGCCGCCCCCTCCGGCAGATTACGGAGGCTCTCCTCCGTCACCGTCACCGCTGCTGTCCGAAGCGGAATCGCCTCCGTCCGCAGCGCCCGCAGCACAGAGGTCTCCTCCGATCGAGAGTTCATTGCCGCTCGTGCGGTTTGCTCTACGGCGTTTTGTGCGCCGCGTTGCATGTGCGACACGGTATCCGTCCTGTTCTGTGTCCCTGTCGAGAGGAGCTTCTTCGTCGCAGTGCAACTTACCAGCAGCAGGATGGATAGCAGCAAAAAGAGTCTTGTCTTCATACGAATTTCGTTTTCCGATGGTCTTGCGGAGGCGCTCCACCTCTTTAGTCAGCCGGTCAATGCGTACGAGCATCTCTTCCTGGTTGGCCTTGAGGTCGATGTTTTCCCGCCGCAGTTGGATATTTTCTTCGAGAATCTTCTTGTTTTCGCCCGAAAGCAGGTTGATCGAACTCTGCAACTCTTTGAGAAAATCGTTGTTCTGTTTGCGGCGCGAGAAGATCCAGGTGAAAACGCTGCCGAGGAATCCCCCGGGAAGTGCGAAAGCGAGTATCTGCATCCAAATGCTGTCCATCGTTCAATCGGTTTTTGAAAGTTAGTTTACGCCCGTTCGATCATGCGTGCAATCTTCGAGATCAAATCCGCGTAGGCTGCGGGTTCTGCCGTACAGTACCCGGCCTTGGCGATCTCATAAGCGAAACGTGTTATGTCGTTACGATACGCCCAGGCTACTGCGTAGCGTTTGGCGGAAAGGACCTTCGCATGGTCGCGGATGCCCTCCTCCGGCGTGTCGTAGTCGCGGAACTTGCGATCGACCTCGTAACGGTAGCGTCCATCCGAAGTCCGGGTGATCGAATAAACCTTCTCGAATCGTCCGCTCTGCCGGTCATCCGAAAAGTATTCGAAGGTCCGTTCGGTTCGCCGCTTTCCGGTCCACTTATCTCCGGCCGTAATGCCGAAAAGATTATTTCCGATAGCATGATCGCCCCATCCGCTTTCGAGGGCGGCCTGCGCCGCAACAAACAGAGGATTCAACCCTGTTTCGGCGCAGACCCGCTCGATTGTCGGATAATAGGTGCGCTTGAAATCCGTCGGTTTCATGGCTTACTCGGTTGCGGTGCCGACCAGGGCCATTACACCTGCATTATCGCCGCGCATGATGCTGCCTCCGGCACGTACGAGGAAAGAGTAGACATCCCCATAATAGTCGGGCGCTTTCTCCTGCTCAAAAGCCTTGACTTCGCCCAAGGCGCGGCATACGGACTGATCGTGCCAGGCAAGGGCTGCGGCCAGGTCCGTGGCGGCACCGCTTTCGCCCCACCGCTTCGGAGCTTTATCCGCAGTGTAGAGCGTAGCTTGTGAACGCATCATGACGTTGAACGAGAAGAGTTTTCCGATGATGCCGTTCTGGGCATCCGCCGAGGCGAGGAATGCGGAGTTCTCATTGGCAGTGAGATCGCTCAACAGCTGTGCGTACATCTGCGCATCGAGCAGCAGGTAGCGGCCCTCCTGGGGAATGTTCTCGCTGTTGAATTTCGTCATCAGCGTCAGAATATCCGCCCTGCAAAGCCCTTTTCGCCTGCCTGTCGCCGAAGGTGTGTAAGCATCCACCGGTGCCCCCGTGGTTTCGATCACACGATCCGAGGCAGGACTCCAGGCGAACAGAAAATCCTTGGCCACAGCCTCATGCAGGGCGAGCTTGTCCTGCCGTAATACGGACTCGCGTTTGTTGTACGACAGCTCGACCTTGTCGGCATCGGGGATCAAAACGGGATCCGTCGTGAAAGCAGCCAGCTCGAAAGTTTTGTCCGTGTCGGTACGCTGCTTTACCGTTGCGGGTAATGACGTTCGGTTCTTCTCGACTTTCGAAGCGGCACCTGCCTGCGGGATATGCACGATCTTTCCCGCTTCGACATACTCGTCGGCGTTGAACGCTTTCGAAAGGAAGCTGTTGGGAGCGAACAGACCTTCGACGATCGATTTCTCCCAGATTTCTTTTTGAATAGCCATAATGTTTTTTGTTTTTGATGAGTTCTACATGTTAGGTTCGGTACCGAAGGCCGCTTTGAACTTCTCACGGAAGAGTTCCGGCGCCTTGTCCCTGAGTTCAACAAG